GACTGGTTTGTTGTACTCGTTCATTTCAATGCCACCGACCACTTTGTTTCCTTTGTGTTTTGGAGACATCTGCGAGCCGTCCAGTTCGTCTACCTCAAATGTTTGTAGTTTGAATGGCAGGTATCCGCCCTTGGTGTATCTTTTTACGATGATGATACCGCCATCAATTTTCTTTCTCTTTTCGCACATCCTCATAATCTGATTAAAGGATTGTACTCCTGTTACATCGCAATTCTGCTTTTTGCACCATTTCTTCCATGCCTTTTCGATTTTGGCATTTAGTGCATCATTCGATGTATCTGCCTGGAGGGTGTACCCGCCACCGATTACGTTTCGGGTGTATGCTCCGATGATCGAGTTCATCATGTCGGAGTTTCTCTCCAAATCCCTCGCCCTCGCTCTCACGTTATCCCTGCTGTATCGGTCCGTGAATTCTGCTGATTGGTTCAGCACTCTCCAGTTTGCGTTTCCCCTGCTGTAATCTCCGGCATCGTAGTTACGCATTTCCTCTAGGCTCTGTCGCCATGCTTCCCTGCGTGCTCCCCATTCCGGGGATATAAAACCGATAATTCCGTCTAACCAGTTCATGTTTTCCTACCTCCCATCAAATACAGCCACGTAGGTGTCGTCCAGTAGACTGGTCGCTCCCTGTGCTGCTACTTGTGCCATGAGGTCGTTCTTCATGTTGTAGAGCAGGCTCAAATCTGCCCTTGTCAGTTGCCTTGTTCCTATCTTGTAGGACTGGCCGCCAACGAGGACTGCGTAAATCGCATTATTTACTTCCGTCAGCATTTCTTCTGCTGTGAAGTTGTTCTCTGCTGCCATGATTTCCTCCTATATCCAACTTCCTTCGTTCTGGCTTATCCAGTTTTCCTCTGGTGCGTAGTGCTGTTCCTGCTTTTCCTGTTTCTTTGGCTGTTCTTCCAGTTCATTCAGATGCAGTGTTCTTACTCCGAGCACGTCTGCCGCTGCCATTGCGTATACCTCGCAGTCGAGGTAGTGGTTATCTGCGTGCGATGTTTTAAGTGTCCACTCCTGCTTTATTTTGCCATTGTTGGTTCGCACGTTCACTTTGTGCTCGGCAGTTACCTGCTCTGCGTATTCTCTGTCGCATCCTGCGTAAACCATCCATGATCCGCTACCGTTCTTCTTTCTCATTCGTCCGGCTATCATGTCTTTGTATTTGCCAGTATCGACCAGTACGAGGTTCATTCCGTATGCCTTGCTGTCTGCCTTGTTGATTTTCGACAGCTTATAATGTGAGAGCATCGGGTTTGATGAACCCTTGCTCGGAAGTGCCCAGTCTGAATTGTCGGCACAGAAGTCGTATACGCTGTCGGCTTCATTACCCGAGTCAATCAGTGCCAGTGCTACCACTATCGGTGTTTCATCCGGCATCCGATATTCGAGATTCATGATTCTGGCTACCTCTTGGAATGAATAAGCCTGTCCGTGTGCTATGTTCTGGCTTGTGAGGTAATTGCCCCACGCACGGATACTCCAGTATAAGCAGTTCTCCTGCACGTCCACTCCTGCTGTGAGGAGTTTTGCCCATTCCGGCACGATGAATTCTTCCACCTCGGTCTGTCGTTCCATCACGAGGTCTGCGTTGGTTTTTAGTTTCGTATCCTCCCATGGTTCTGCGAGCCATGAGTTGACGAAGTTCTGTAGTTTTTCCGGGTCGTCCTTGCTTGTCAGAAATTCTTTCACGACTTCTGAAAAGCGAACGAATGGACTGTATAAGGTGTTCATCCAGAACGCAACCTTGCGGACGAACTTCGTGTTCTGTTTCACGATTCTCCATTCTCCGTATCGGAGCATGTCGGGTTTGTCCTGGTCTGTGATGATGCACCCACATTCCTGGCAGATGTAATTGGCAAACTCTGCACGATCCGCAGCACTCATTCCTTCTTCACTCGGGAATGTAACCTGCGACCATTTCAGTTCGATGTACTCCCCGCAGTGTGGGCATGGTACGAAGTAATGCTTTTCGATGTCGGCATCTTCTTTTTCTTTCCAGATGTGCCCGCTTTTCAATGTCGGGGTACTGGTGATGAATATCTTGCTGTTGTGGAATGTCTTGGTTCGCTCTCTTGCAAGGCTTATCGGGTCTGCTTCCTTTCGGCTTGCTCCCGGATACTTGTCTACCTCATCCAAAAACAAAAAACGGATAGCCTTACTCGCAAGGCTTGACGGTGAGTTTGAGCCTGCCAGTGTGAGGTACATTCCATCGAACTGCAATTCCAACAACTGCGAGTTCTCATCAAACTTCTTTCGCAGTTCCGGGGTTGCCTTGAACATCGGCTGCAACCTGTTTTCCGAAATGGACTTTGCAAGCTGTTCTGTCGGATAGACTATCATCGTTGGTGCAGGGTCCTGCTGTATGATGTAGCCTACCATGTTCTGGAGGCACTCCGTTCCACCTACCTGTGTTGGCTTGACATAGACGATTTCCTCTGTTTCGTAGTTGTTGAACTCGTCCATGATTCCTTTGAGGTATGGTGTCTGGTCTGTTCGCCATGGTCCCGGCATTGCCGAGGTCTTGGCATCCAATATTCTGTATTTGTCTGCCCACTGCGATACCGTCATGTTCTCTGGTGGCTTTAGGTATTGCAGTGCCTCCTGTTGGTAAGGTGCGACCTCATATCTACGAAACGGATTTCTTGCCACGTTTCTTCTTTTCTTCTGGAGTTACTCCTGCCACCACGAAGCTGTCCAGTAAATGAATGATTTCCTCGTTGAGTTCTTTCTCGATTGCCCTTACTTCCATCGGGTCTAATCGGCTGCTGATTCTGCCGGAGAGCCTGCTTGGAAGTGACAGTGCGAATTTCTTGAACGCAACAAAAAATCGGCTATAGTCCATCTTCACTTCTTCAATGTCGATGTACTTACCCGATGCTATCTCTGTCTTGAGTCGGTGCATTTCTCCCTGCGATTCCTTGAGGGCGATTTCTGCCTGCAGTTTCTGCTCCCGCAGTTCCATTTCTTTTTCGCTCCTGCTCTTACCGTAGGCTTTGTCCGACAGATACTTTATGTATTTCTGAATGGTTGGTGCTAGGTCATATCGGTTTCCCTCGGTCGTCTTGGTTGTCGATATGATGCCCTCCTGTGTCAACTGCTGCACCCTTCGCACGCTGACTCCGAATAGTGATGCTATAACCTCTACTCGGTAGTAGGTCTGTTTTTCCTCTGCCATCCTACAATGCTACCTCATCGCAAGGTATTCTTTCGGCTTTCATTCCTGTGTAATCTTCCCACCTCTTTACGATTACGTCACAGAGTTTTTCATCTAATTCCATGAGGAATGCTGTTCTACCGAGTTGCTCTGCGGCCATGAGGGTGCTGCCACTTCCTCCGAATAAGTCGAGCACGTTCCACCCGGACTTACTGGAGTTGGTCATAAATTTTCCAATGAGGGCGATTGGTTTCATGGTAGGGTGGAAATCGCTCCTTGTTGGTTTGTTTTCGTATATGACACTGGTTTTATCTCGGTATGCTTCTCGTAGCTGTTTGATATATGCCACGAGGTCGCTTTTCTTCATTGCATCGAGGTCTATGTCATCTTCCAGTAGCACCGTATCCTGTGTTCGGTCGTTGATGAAGTAGTGTGCTGCTCCCTCTTTCCAACCGTACAAGCATGGCTCGTGTCGCCACTGATAGTCCTGTCTGCAGAGTTGGAATGAATTCTTTTCCCATATCAGACACTGTGCCAGTTTCAATCCTGCATCAAGGAATGCCTGTCTGAATATGTGACCTATTGCATCTGCGTGGAATACATAGATTGCTGCTCCGGCTCTCATGTATTCGTATGCACTCTGGTATGTTGCAAGCATGAATTCATAGAAACCCGCATTGTCCATGTTGTCGTTTTTGATGTGGTTCGTATTTCGGTGACCTTTGAGTGACAGGTACTCAAAGAGCATTTCTGCCTTGTCGCCATAGTTTATATTGTATGGCGGGTCTGTGATGATAAGGTCTGCCATCTCTCCCTGCATCAGAGTTGCCATGTCGTCCTGCGATGTGCTGTCGCCACACATAAGTCTGTGTCTGCCTAATAGCCAGATGTCGCCTTTTTTTGTGACTGGATCCGCAACCTCTGCCAGTGCTTCGTCCTCGTTGAAGTCATCGTCCTGTGCTTCCGGCTCGATTGCCAGTTTGTCCACCAATTCCGAAAGGTCATCCTGCTCGAAACCTGTCAGCGATATATCGAAGTCGCCAAGGTCTAAATCAAGGAGGAGGTCTTTAAGTTTTACCTCATCCCATTCGCCAGTGATTTTGTTGAGGGCGATGTTTAATGCTTTCTCTCTCTGCTTGTCGAGGGAAACCACGACCACATCCACCTCTGTGTATCCGAGGTCTTTGAGTACCGTGCATCTCTGATGGCCGCCAATGATTGTGCCATCTTCGTTTATGATGATTGGGTCAACGTATCCGAATTCGAGGATGCTGTTCTTTATCTTCTGATACTCTGCATCGTCCGGGGTCAGTGCTTTTCGTGGGTTGTAATCCGCAGCGATTAATGCTCCCAGTTTTCGCTTTTCAGTTCTCAGATTCTGTTCCATTTCTGCCTCCTTTCCCGTCCTTGCGTAACGAAATGGTAGATTTATTTTGAATTTTATCGGGGTAAAAGCCGGGCCTTCCTCGCCCCGCACCCCTTTCATGGCTCAGTAGTACCTACTGCTTGCCCTGCTCCCTCGTTGCATCAAAAAGAGGACACTGCCCTTGGTCCGTGCCCTTGGGTGTGTCCTCTCTATGGGGAGCAAGTGAAGTACGCAGGCTGATGGGTAGGCCCCTTGCCCTTGTGCCCACGCTATCATCATAGCACATATAAACGTACAATTGTGTATAGTCTTTGTTGTTCTTCTGTGCGCCCCTGTGTGCGTGGTGTGGTGGGTGTGCCCTGTGTCCTTGCTCTCTGTGTGTGCGTGGGTGCTGCGTGCCCCTGCTTTTCTGCCCCTAAAATTCCCGGCTTAATTTGGCGACCTTATATATGGGGGTGGGGTATAAAAATGCCCCCTACATAGGGGTGCTGTTACGTTGCCCTATAATTGCAAGACAATTCTGCCCCTCCCCTTTTTTTTGCCTATTGTCAAGCAATTTCATAGGCTTTCGCCCTGCTTGCTCTTAGAAAAATCGGCTATGATTTTCTGTACTTTTTTAAAGGTCAGAAGTTTGTCGATGCCTGCGTTGTAGTAGTTGATGCAGGATTGTCTTGAGTAATTTGTTTCCTTTACAATCTGTCTCCATCCCAGGCAGTCGATGTGTCTGTATTCCAACATCAATCGCTCCGTGGAATCGACTGGCAGGTAATCCATTAACTTCATCACATTCAGCATTGTCACATTCATCTCTGCCTGTTGCTGTTTGATGCGTTCCTCGATTTCCATTGCTCTTATGACCTCGCTCGCTGCACCATCGCCCACCTTGTTGGTCTGGCTTCTTGGTACTGGTGAGTAATCCATGCCACGGATTCCACTCATGTTTGCTCTGAAATTACGCAGTCTGGTTTCCAACTGCTTCTTTTTCATTTTTGCACTGTAATACTGCCCGAGGTACTGCTTGAGCAGTGTCTTTTGCTTCTCGATGTTGCTCCCCGATTTTTCCTTCTTGGCTTTAGCTATGTTGTCTGGTTTCATT